AGTATCATGTGATCGATGGATTGTCTCATGGAAACGTGAGAAGAAAAATGGTTACACTTCAACTCAAGAGGTTGTAGTTTATGGAATCGAAAATGTTAAGCATGTCATTGACACAATGGTTCCGACAGATGAATGGAGTGTAACACCGGCATGACTGCTAAAGAAAAACTTTTATTCATCTCATCATTTTTCGTCTTCATGAATTGGGGAGCACGATTGACCTATGTTCTACTGAGTGGTCTATAAATGAGTTCCATCTACCACTTTGGATACGGTTATTCTAAGATCATCTGTGAGGATGTTACCTCTTGGTTTTTGAATGAATATTTTCCACGACATAGCATTTGTGTGGATATTAATCATAAAGGACTGAAACGTGAAGGTGTTGTTGGTTATTGTGATGTGATGGAAGGATATTATCGACCACGACACTTCCTGATTGAACTTCACACACATATGGATAAGGAAACATATATAAAAACTCTTTTTCATGAACTGACCCATATGGCACAGTGGATACGTGGTGACCTGCGATCCCGATATGGAAAATTGTGTTATTCTCATGAACCAGTGGAGAATTATGATTATGAAGATCAACCACATGAAATTATCGCCAGAAAGGAAGAAGAAAGGTTATATGATTTGTGGTTAAATGTAATTAAGGGTGTGCCAATACCAGAAGTGTCACAGAAGGAGTTTCAGTACCGTCTGGTGGCACTATCATAAGAAAGTAATCAAGGGAGACACCGATGCAAGTCACCACACTCGTCACCACAGTTGACTTCTTTCCTGAGGCATTAATTGCTGAGGCACATGATACCAAGGGTATGATCGTCACAGTCAAACGCTTCCAGAAGCGTGTCACATTCAATAAGAATGGTCTCAAGTCCTATAGTACTGTCACTGCTCTCTCAGCACGTAATGAGTGGGACACACGCATCGCTAACGGTGCGGTGGTAACTGACTTCAATCTTGATAAAATGCCACGCTCTGAGTATTCTCCCATGGCAGTCGGATGAACCACTTAGGGCAGTGTCCACTCTGCCTTGACTCTACCTCTACTCTGCTCTATACTAATCACATACCAAAGGAAACCAATCATGGATTTTCACAATCACACTCTGAACCAACAAGAATCTGAGGAAAGACGCATCATGTCACTCAATGAAGAAACCTGCTGGAATGATCCATCATTCTGTAAGTACTGGGATGAAGTCAATGCAATCACAGAAGAGGAATATGGTGTTCCTGATGAAGGGTGGCAGTTGGATGTTATTCTGGAATGCTATCAAAAAGAAGGTAGTGTCGCAGATGCCGTTGCTGACATTCATGACGGTTATGATCCTACACCTCAGACATCTTACGAATTCTTTCACTAAACACTCCACAGGGGCACCTAGTGCCCTATAATAAGCACATAAGCAACCAATTCCATGAAGATGTCACCCGCACTCAAAGCACGACTTGCTCAACCCGAATCCAGAGCAGAGTATGCTTTCAAGTTTATCTCACAATGGACAAAGGATGGTGCCAGTGGTCATGCAATGAATGTATGGTCTGAATGGTTGGATGTTGTGAATGAAACAGTTGAACCCACCGAATTGTATTAAACTACCTATCATTAAAAATCATGACACATCCACTGACTGACAAGATAATGAATCAAATTCGAGACTCAATACCCGCGTTGTCATGTAATGAGCAAGGACATAAGCTCAGTTATGACGGTCAAAGAGTCCTTGATGGCATGTTTGAAGAACATGATGAAATTACGCTTGCAGAAATGCGTACCGCTGCTGATTGGCAGTTAGCACAATGTCTTCAATTTGTATTATTGAATTATGGTCAAGAAGCAATGGTTCCTTTCATGGAAGCAATGCGTCCAACAAACACACAGGAGGACAACTCATGACTGACCAACACCAATCGGCACAAGAAACTTTTTCTGTTCTGGATTTAGCAACTGAGAGATGTCTAGATTTAATTAAACAAAAAATTACAGATGTAGTCGTTACAGATTTAACCCTTCAACTTGAAAAGGAGATACGGTCTGAAACAGAAAAACTCTTGGCTGACCTGACCATAGAGCAGTTTTTTGTACAAGACCCAATGTCTTACAGCCACAGGTTGCAACATATTATCCGGTGGGAGAGGAACAAAGAGTCCACTAAAAGACGCGTTGAATATAAATCTGAAGTGGTAGACGTGACCGAGGAGAACAACTCATGACAAGACGAAACCCCAAAAAAATTGTAGATTGCTTAGACCCCAATATATTCAACTCAGGATCAAATGGGATGGTGTGTAATTTTGAAAACATCAGATCTTCATATGACGTTCATGACCTGCGATCTGCATATGACAAAGGTCGTGGAGATCAAATGGAAGAATGTCTTAGATGGTTAGATCAACAGGATGAAGGAGGCATGGGTGAATTTAGAGATCTAATGTGGAAAGGAATGAGAGGACCAAAAGAACCAATCCCTCTCTTTTTACAATTATCAGATGCTGTTTACTTTGAAGAATGGGAAAAGGTTGCAAAACTTGCCAAGAAACTTAAGAAAGAACAACAGGAGGAAAACTGATGAATGTATCTCATATGATTGAAAGACTTGAAGATGCGATTCAAGTATGTTATGATGTGGGTAAGGATAAAAACAAAGGTTATCCTTATGCGACTGGTTATGCTCAGGTTACAATGAAAGAAACCATATGGCAATTAAAGGAGTTAATGAATGAAAAAGACAGAGTGTTCGATTGAACTGAATGTACATGAATTAGATATTATACTCAAGGCACTTGAATTAGTGGATAGTAGAGATGAGATACAGATCAATCGATCATCAGGTAGTATTGACACCTTGTATGATCGGTTGTATGATTATTATGCCACATTAGACACAACAAACGTCGAACTCAATTATGAATCTTATGTTGACCAATCTTTTTAACGTCACTCCAGAGACCAATCCAGAGTTATGGTATTCATGGTATGCAGTAGTCAAGGAGGATGCTCCTGAAGTATTAGATGAATTTTTAGAGAATACTGCGGCAAAGATGGAAATTACAGTTGATGTGTTTCTTGCCGAATGGATTATTGAATGAAAAAGTATATGTATGTTGTTGAATACTGGGTGCCATTTCCAGCATCAGAATATGGAGGGTTAATTACATTAATTGCAGAGAATGATACAGAAGCCTTTGAGTTGTTATCTGATGAGGAATCATTTCATCTGTGGCAGAAGAACTATGGACATTTGATTATGGAGAAGATTATTACTGCGACTAAGTTAGAGTTGGCAAATGATTATGAAAGTGGTATAATTGAAGCATTCTGCACTTAATCTTTATGGAAGAGTTATATAAACTTCAAGAAGAAGAAACTATGGGTTGGCATGATATCACGAAACCATTAACAAGAGAAGATTGTAAGAAAGCATATGATGCACAATTAAATGATGGAACAAGTCCAAAACGATTAAAGATTGTAAGAGTCCAATGACTTATCAACCAAAGTTGAATGATTATGTAAGATGGAATCATCATGGTGTCATTCATCAAGGATGGGTATATTTTGTTGATAGTGCTTATATTACGATTGAGACAGGAGTAAAACCAAAACCAAACTGTGAGTATACCCGTGAGGAGAAACATAAGTATATTCACACTTTGTTATTGTGTTATCCGCATCAATGGAAGGATCTTACTTATGTAAAGAGTCGAAAGAGTATCTATGAGACAGATTGAGAACTGTCACACTGAACCCCCATAGGGCACCCAGATGCCGTATACTCATTGTACCACCCACAGGAGAATAACTCATGACTGAACACCCACTGACTGACGACATCATTCGATACGTCAAAAAGCTAGGATGCCCTGATTTAGGCACTTGGATTTATACCGAAAATGATCTGCGAGCCGCTGCTGATTGGGAGTTGGAGTGGGTGATTAAGTGGTTGCGAAAAAATCTTGATGAAAGATACATCGATGATGGAGATATTCTTGCCCCTGGGATAGATGTAGAGAGTGTCGTTATCGACCTCAAGCAAGCAATGCGCCCAACACAGGATAACAAATAGTGTCGTCACTAAATGATACTCAGGTCAGCCGCGAGTAGACAATCGGATAGGTGTCACAAGGTTCCGGCACAGACCTGAAAATCGTGTATTGTAGAAGGGTCAAAGAAATTCACCTCTCAAATGACACACCCACTGACTGACGAGATCATCGAAGAGATTGCTGAAGATGTGTTCTACTACGACTATTCTATTCCAATCTTTAGACAAGATATGCGAGCCGCTTACGATTTAGGTCGTGAGGAAGGTCATGTTGAAATGTTAGAGGCGGTATCTCGTTGGACTAAAAAACATGCTTGGTCGTACATGGAAGAGTGCCAGTATGAAAACGACCACGAATTTAACGATTCAAGGTTCCTTGCAAATCTCAAAAAAGCAATGTGGCCAACAACAACACAGGAGAACATCTAATGACACACCCACTGACTGACAAAATCCTAGACAAGTTTGGAACGGACGACCAGCAATTTGCCTTTGAACTGGCCACGAAATGGGAGCCGACAAGGATTTATCTTGACGATGACATGCGTTCCGCTGCTGATTGGCAGTTGGAGCAGGTGATTGAATGGTTGAAATTTAATACTGATGATTACTTATTAGAAGATTATTACAAGACTTATTTTCTCACGGAAGATTTTCTTGATGACTTCAAGAAAGCAATGCGCCCAACAACAACAACACAGGAGGACAACTAATGAAACAAATCACACTTGAAGAAGCCCTAAAGCTTGTTAGTTTTTATCACGGGGATGCCAAGGAATGGGTAGTCCTCTCCGTCCATGGCAATGTCGGTGGCAATGTCTATGGAAAGGTCGGTGGTGATATCGTAGGCGATGTCAAAGGCAATGTCTATGGCACTGTCAATGGCGATGTTGAAGGCACTATCGCAGGCGATGTCAAAGGCGATATCCATGGCTATGTCGGTGGCCGTATCTATGGCAGTGTCTGTGGCAGTGTTGGCGGTCATGTCAAAGGCAACATAAATGGCGATGTCAGAGGCGATCTCATTGGCGATCTCAATGGCGATCTCATTGGCGATATCCATGGCGATGTCAAAGGTTATATCTCTGGCGATGTCAGAGGCACAATCAACGGTCGCAAGTGGAAGTTTGTTGAAACACCTAAAGAGAAACTTCAACGCCTCATTGAAGAATCAGGCAACCAAGAACTGATTGACACATTCAACCAACAGGAGGACAACTGATGGACAAACAAATCACACTTGAAGAAGTATTGAGTCTTGTCAGATTCAAGTACGATGATACGCATGGTTGGCAAATCTGCGATGTCTCTGGCCGTGTCCACGGCGATGTACTGCAGATCGATGGCAATGTTTTTAACGGTGTTGGCGGTCATGTCTATGGCAGTGTCGGTGGCAATGTCGGTGGCAATGTCTATGGCAGTGTCTGTGGCAGTGTTGGCGGTCATGTCTATGGCAGTGTCGGTGGCACAATCAACGGTCGGAGTTGGGAGTTTATTGAAACACCTAAGGAAAAATTTCAACGATTGTTACAAGGAACTCGCAATCAAGAACTGATTGACACATTCAACCAATTGGAGGACAACTCATGACACCTGGCAATAAAGATTTGATTAGACCTGCTCAGTTTATCTCACAAGCGCCTACAGCAGGCTTTCAAACCCTTTGGGTACAAAGACAACGTGTTAACCGTCACACCACCTTTTCACAGGGGTGGTTTTTTATTGTATAATGACTTCAGTTCAAACAAACAATCATGGATCCAATTTCGGTCATATTCTTTTTTATCGTTGGATTTTTTCTTAATGGTATTGTAAAAAAAAAATGATAGTCAACTGATACGAAATCAAAATTAGACAATCCCTAAACTGTCCACCTAACGTTCCACAGGGCACCCAGATGCCCTATACTATTCACATAAGCAACGGACACCATGGAATTTGAAAAAGTAATAGCGAAAGTTCACAAAATTGAAATTATGGTAGTTGAATTCGATGAGCCTTTCGATGAGGAAACTTTTGAATGTGACCCAGCGTATTACAATCCAAGTGTAATGTCTGTGGAATCTACAGAAGTTTACTGGGACGATTATCACCCACTCAATAACAATAAAACAAAATACAAACATTTTAATAATCTCTTTCATCCTAACATACCAAACAAAAAAGATATTTAATATGAATAATACTGGATATTTTATCTCCCCATCTAAAAATTTTACTACAGAACAATATGAAGTGTATTTAAAATATGCTAACCCATATGAGTTAGAAACAGATACTCTTAGTAGAGAGACTTATAATAAAATTCAATTTCTTTTTGTAAAACCTGTAAAACGAATTCACTATACTCAAGAAGAGTATTCATATGAAGATGATGACTTTAGATATACTAATGATTCTTAAAGGTATATGACTCTAATGGACCACCTATCAAAGTGACCACCGGGGGTCGTCAAGACCTCTTTTTTCTTGTATAATAACTTCAGTTGAAACCAAACAAACACATGTTTAACTTCTTTTTTCATCAGACCGAATCTAATTCAGTTCCAGTTCCAGACCCAGACCCATTATTTGCAACAGAAAAAGAATTAATTCTAAATGTTATTAAAGAAGCAACAATTAATTCAGAAATTTATAAAGAACATTCTCTTCCTGAATGGAAAGCACAGTATCCTGAGAGGCGAGGACCTGTTTTTTCGTATGATGTTTGGAGAGAAGATAGAACAATAATTGGTGAATGGGCAAAAACATCTGATGATGAAGAAATCCTTCGTGCCATTTATGAAAATCGTCGTTCTGGGTTTTTATATATGAACGATGAAAACTATTGTCATCCAAAATTATATTTAAATGTTCATCTTCCTGATGATCTGATTGATTGTTATATCAATTCACCAATCTTTCTGAGAGAAACTTTATCTGAGGAATTCCTCAGATTGCATGATATGTCAAAGGTAGGATTTAATTCTACTCTGAATGAAAAGATTCAAAGTCGTATTGATGAAATCGTTGCCATAAAAAGAAAGAAGAAAGAAGATAAGACGAAGGATAAACTTAAGGCATTTCTGATTACTGCTTCTGCAACTAAGAGTGTATTGACAGGTAATGCTATTGATGATGTAGTAGATGCATCTATTAATGATACTGTTAATGATGATGTGCTTGATTATATGAACAAACTATTTGGTGATAAAAAATGAAGCACATAATTGATTCAAATGAAATCTATGCAACAATACTATCAAGTGTTGAAGAGTTAGTTGTTGATCATTCGTCTTATTATCACAAGGGTGCTACTGTTAGTCATAGAGAGATTAGGTCGGAACTAACTCACTGCTCCATAGGTTTGTCATCAGATGGTAAAACTCTAACTATTCATACTCACTGAATTCACAAAACATCATGTTCAAAAAACTATTCACCAACTTCAAAACAGAAAAGGAATTAATTTTACATATCATTGATCGATATAAAGATGAATCACATACAAAAGAGTATGATAAGGTTGCCCGTAAAGAATGGAAAGAGAAGCATTACAAAAATGGTATTCCACATCAAGTATACAGATGGGATAGTTGGTTAATGAGTCATCTTGCACAAACATCTGATGATGAAGATATCATTCGTGCTCTTTATACAATTCGTAAATCCAAGCTCTTGTCGGATTCCTGTTACTTGCCTATGTCTGTAAATAAAAATCTTCCTGATGATATATTTAAATATTGTCTTTATAGTCTTTATGAGGACATAAAACAATTAACATGTATGTCAAAGGTAGAGTATAAGATTAATGGAGAGAAAAGGAATAGTATTATTAATAATCATATTAATGGATTAATTGCCATAAAAAGAAAGAAGAAAGAAGATAAGATTAAGAATAAACTTAGTGCATTTCTGATTACTGCTGCTGCAACTAAGAGTGTATTGACAGGTAACTCTGTTGGTGATGTAGTAGAAGCAACTATCACTGAAGATGTAGATGAACAAGTGCTTGATTGTATGGACAAACTATTTGGAGAGGTAAAGTGATTAACTTGGTTTCGGTAATTGATTCATTACTTTACGCAAACCATACTGATTGATATATTGTTCTAATGAACCTTCTATTATACTATTCATAAACTCATAGGAAGTAGGAACTGGAAGACCTTTTCTTATAGAAGCAGAGTGAACTTCTTTTATCTTTGCTATTATGTAAGAATCTAATTTAAATCCATTCACTTTATCATTATGAGATATATTCTTTTCTCTACTTACCCATTCTAAGTTTTCTAATGTATTATCAGTACTATTACGATTGATATGATTAACTTGCATTGTGATGTCATCAGTTGGAATGAATGCTAATGCAACTAATCTATGAACTAAGAAATTCTTTAAAGGTTTGCTTTTATCCTTAGGTGTTAATACAACAGATCTATATCCATGATTTTTCTTTTTCCATCCGGGTGAAAGCATCTTTGGTTTCTTTTGCTTAAATGACCATACATTACCTTCTACATCAATACCATAACCTTCATAATCTTTCAGATGTTTTGTATTCTCAAACCTTATAAATCTGGATTGCATTGCTTATAGTTTACCACTGTTTTTATTTAGTGGTAAAGATTATTATATTATTGTTTAATTATTGTTTTTATTTGATTTAGTGTTCTGAAAAGAGTTATAAATACTCTGATTTTTATGAGAATTGAATACTTATTTGTGGAAATCTAAACCTCTTATAAACCTCTTATAAACCCCAGATCTTATGCAACCTTTGCCGACACTCTATCACAAGACGGCAGTTTTGTCAACCACCCCACATAAAAACTCTGAGACCCACACATTTTTTAACATACCGACACATAAATAATGCTTATGGATCTCGTCGAGAAAACTTGACATCTCGTCGAGACTACTGTATAATAGACTTAAATCTCGACGAGACATTATGTACGACGATTACGATCTCGACTATGCATCATTAAGTAATGAACATTATGCATACGATCTCGACGAGATGTGTGAGAATCATATGAATAATGCATTACGAGATATGCATAACATACAAGATACATACGAGAATGATGATGATTATGCGCGTGATACACAAGATTACGTAGAGCTTGCGTATAAGCATTACGCATGATACAATATGTAAACATCACACACAGGGGCACATGTACGCACAGAAACGCATCGTAAGTGTTACATTGGACATTGAGTGTTATGAAGACCTAGACCTTAAGAGCATCAACTGGAGTGATGTCTTAGGGTTAGAAGGTGATGAGAACATTGATATTAGCATCAGGGAGACTGCTGATGTGTATTAGTGTGCCAGTTTAGGAAGTGTCCCTGTAGAAAAATAGAGTCTGCCCCCATTCTAGCACACTATAAGACCCTATGCCTTAGGGTGTGCCAGTTTGGTGGGTGGTTTTTTTATATTATTTTATAGCAGGATGAGTGTCGATGTATTGTCGTCTACAGTGATACCCATCACCTCGTCTGATTTCCTATATTGTAGACGATCCTAGGCACCTCTGGTGGGGTCTTTGTGCCACTAATCCAACTGTCCATTATGGGTTGCATCACCCATCAATTGATGCCATACTAATCACATCAACCAAAGGACACCAATCATGAACAGTAATTCACCAATGTTTTCAACACATCAACCTAATACTGGCATCAAGGCATTGATTCAACTCGATCAACTCAAGAGTGATTATGCACAGATGATTGTAGAGGGAATGGATATGAACACTCTGATTACACTTGCTGTTGAAAGTATTGAGCAGAATATCAAAGATTATGATATGGAAGACTTAAAAGAAGAGATTATCGATTGCTATGGTGAAGAAACTTGGGAGGGTCTCGGAGGCATCAATGATGCTCATAACTGATATGAATTCATAAGTAACACTCACTCAACTCTCACTAAGTAACACAAACTCATGAACTACAGACTCAAAGATCTTCAAGACCGTGTTAATAGCATGATCAAAGAACAAGGGGAGGATGCAGAATGTGCTGCTTGGATTTATACCAAGAACGATTGTCATTTGAAGGACGAAGATGGCAACATTGATTATGATAATAATGTAGAAGATCCTGAGGTTCTTGAACGCATCTTTGATGATGTTGGGCAGATAGATTACATCTACAGTATGATTCAAGACTGTGTGGATGAGGTTACAGAGGAGCAATTGATGTTACAACAGCAGGAAATGGTGTGACAGTTGCCTAAGTGTCACAACGGGGTTGCATCACCCACCAATTGATGCCATACTAATCACATACCAAACAACACCCACCATGCTCCCAATCAACAGTAATGCACCCTATGGTGTACAAACCTATCGTGATCTACTTATCATGCTTCAGGCAATGTCTGGAGATCAATTAGATTCTACCCCTACTGTGTATGATTCTGATTCTGATGAGTATTATCCAATGACTACACTTTTGACAGCATCTGATAGTCATCAGGTACTGGACGAAGATCACCCTTATCTCACTTTCTAAAGTGTCACAACGGGGTTGACATAGCATCAACCCCATCCTATACTAATCACATCAGCAACCAACAATGGATTACGAAACTGAAACACTCTGGCATGAAATCAAAGACATGCCTGGTGAAATCTTCGACATTATTGACGAAGAGGAGGAAGACGGGTTTTCCGTGCTAGACTTTCATGAAGAACTCAACGGAGACAACGACTTCTAAGACAATTCAACAAGTGTCACAAGGCACTTGACACCAGCAACAGACCACTCTATACTAAGTTCATCAGCAGGACACCAACCATGACCACCACAATGACCGCCAGCATCAAAGAATTCTTCACTGAAGATGAGTGGGACGCCATCTACAATGCGATGGCAGACTATCAGGATCACGGTGAGGAGGAGACTGACTTGGCACATTCAGTTCAGTCGAAGATCTCCGATCTGTTGAACGATGACAGTTGGTATACTGACCCTAACAGCAAGGCAAGTTACCACCACTACTGATAGAATAAGTTCAACAAGCGGGGGTGATGCATCCCGCTTAAAACACATCAACATTCAATCGCTTTTTTTATTATGATCAATCCTTTCACTTCTTCTGCAATGACTGCTCTCAGTGTTTCTGATAGCAATGTAGTCATCACCCGTCCTAATGGCACTGACTACACCTATGGCATTGCTGACGTTCAAGCATTTGCCACTGCTTTCAATGCTGCCAGCAGCAAAGGTCGCTTTGTTGACCAGCAGATCAAAGCATCAGTTCTTACCTTGATTGATGCCTGATCTAGTCTAGAAGTCTAGTCGAGATGTGCCAGTCCTCACACTGGCACTCAGATCTCGTCGAGATGTATGTCATACATTACAATAAACACATCAGATCTCGACGAGACCCATGAACACAATTACAGTCACACCCATCACGAGAAAAGCAAAGAACAGATTCTCTAACCTAATGGACGAGAATCACATATGCACAATAGAGCAAGTGCGTGATGGTATGATGTTCCTCACATCACAAAACAAGAGGAATCACTTCTGGGTTATGGTTGACAACGACCCCCATTGGATGCTACAATGATCACATACGGGGAAGGAGTTTGCCCCATCTATAAGTAAAGTCACTCTGCGAGCACTGTAACTTATAATTTTAGGGTTTAGTGTGTTGGTTCTCTGAGACTTGGGGTGGTGCCCAGGTCTTTTTTATTGTATCACATTTTAAGACCTGTGCCAGTTGAGTGGACACTTTACAAACTGTCCACTCTTAAAATTGAAATAAAATTTAACATTATTTCATTGCAGGGTGAGTGTCGATGTAGGTTCGTCAACAGCAGTACCTCCCGCCTCGTTTGATTTCCTAAATTCTAATCGATCTTAAGCACCTATGGGGTCGAAAAAACCAGTTTGGCAGGTGGCACAAAACCCAGTTGCAGGATCTCAAAATCTGGGGCATCATTGGCACATCGGACAAACACACATTCAATCCGATTCATACCAATGACCACCACCACCGCGATCATCAACGGCAACACGGTAGAGGCAGATTTGTCCACATTGGCAACAATTCTCAGTATTGTTTCCAATACTGTCAATACACCGATTGCACCTGTAAAAGAAGAAGAAAGACAAATCAATAACCTTGTAAAGTTTGATGATTTTGTGGTTTCCATAATTAAAGAATATTTTTCGGAGACTACTTCTCAGGCAATTGTAAAAAAACTCAGTGAAATTGCAAATAGACCTTATTCTGATTTCACGAATGCTCGGGGACTTTATTTTGATTTTGTTCATACCTTGGAGCAACGTAACATCATGAAAGTTATTTTTGCAGCATACAAACTTAAGTCCCGTGGATTTATTTCACCTAGTTATCGATATGTCTGCATTTCTAAAATTAAAATTGCATCTGCCTGCCCACATTGTGGTGCTGATGCTGCTGCAATCCGTGACCGTTTAGTGAAAGAAGGTTATCTTAAAGTGTGATAGAAGACTAAACTTAAGGGGATTAGTCCTCCCCTTAATTAACATAAACTCTCAACACTATGAAAACATTTTTGATTGCAGTTCTATGTCTGACCGTTGGCACAGCATACGGTCACTATTTTGTCGATGCCATACAGGCAGGATCAGAATTGATCGAAACCGCCAGACAATCCTAGCACTGGCACAAGGGGCATCGACAGGGTGTCCCATCACATGCAACAATAGGTTCAACCGCAACACACCACCGTGACCTTTTCACAACTAACATTCACCGATCACATGCTGCCAGGTGCTTGCCAAGCACGGCACACTTTCCCGAACGGTTGGACCATCTCAGTGGTATCGGATAATCGTTGGAAGGATACTTTCGAGGTTGCTGTTATCCGTCCTAACGGCAACATGTTAGAAGATGTGATCATCTGGCAGACTCCGGTCCAGATTGCTTCCTTGATGCACTTAATTGCAATGCTGTGACAATCCTAAGACTGGCACAAGGGGACTGGAAACGGTCTCCTAATAGACTAATCTTAGATCAGTTCAAACCAACCCACCAATGACACAAGCAGCACTCACCGCCATCTCAAGCAACCGCAAAACTGGCGCGATCCCCACAAGCACAAGTGAGAAAAACACTTGCCCTGCATCATGCCCCTTTCTCAGCAAGGGATGCTATGCCAAGGGTGGACCCCAGAATATCCATTGGCAGAAGGTCACAGAGGGCGCACGGGGCACGTCGTGGGATCAATTCTGTAACTCTATCCGCAAACTCAAGCGGGGGCAGTTCTGGCGTCATAACGTCAGCGGGGATCTTCCACACATTAAGCAGACAATCAACACTCAAGAGTTGTTTCAACTTATCGGCGCTAATAAGGGGCGCAAGGGTTACACTTACACTCACCACGATCTGAGCAACGATGTAAACCTAGGCGCTATTAAGTTTGCGAATGATAGCGGGTTCACAATCAACGCTAGTTGTGAATCAGTGGAGGTTGCAGATAGTGTTATGTCACAGCATAACATTCCAGCGGTTGCTGTTATTAAGTCTGACGAATCGCGTCGATTCTTTAACACTAGCAGCGGACGCAAAGTAATAGTTTGCCCCGCTACGATTCATGATAACGTATCATGCGACGATTGCAGAATCTGCGCTGATGCTAATCGTTCCAGCATCGTGGCATTTCCTGCCCACGGTAACGCGAAAAAAACTGTCAACGCCATCTTAGATCAAATGTGAACAAATGTTAAAGATCGGGCAATCTTCCACGGTTGCCCGATTTTATTCGCTATACTTTAAGAGTCCACACCACACCACACGAAACCATGATCGCATTCTCCTCTCAAATGTTTCACCGCATGATCAGGATCGCTGCCCGTAGCATCCTGATTCAGCAAGGTCCGATGACTGGCACCCAGTTGGTCCGCACTATGGGACTCGATCCTAAGCGTCACAAAGGGACCGTTCATGCCGTCTTGGTAGACCTTGAAACGTCAAGACAGATCGGTGCCACCCTGAACGCTAAGACCGGAAAACGGGACTTGTGGTTTTCTATTGCTCCGCGCAAGCGTGACAGGTTAATGGCAGCAATCGTAGGATGATTTCCTAACACTTAGGGGAGAGAAAATTCTCTCCCTATTGTAATAAAAATCTCGTCGAGATATAACATCACATAGCACGAGATTAACATCACGAGATATAACATAATACATCACGAGATATAACATAACACTATTTAATTCTTTACATCATCAATTTAATTTAATTCTTTTTTTTAATTACTTTTACTAAATTTTAGACTCTACCTCCATCCTACCACGTCACAGGTAAGATTTTTAATGTCAAGTGGACACCTTACAAACTGGCACACCACACATTAGACTCTACCTCCATCCTAGCATATTTTGAGACCTATGCCAGTTGAGTGGACACTTTCTCAACTGTCCACCTTAAAAATATATTCTACCTCCATCCTAGCATATTTTGAGACCTGTGCCGGTGGAGTGGACAGTTTGTGAATTGGCACACCCCTAAAATTGAAATAAAATTTAACATTATTTTATGGCAGGGTGAGTGTCGATATATTGTCATCTACAGTGCTACCCCGCACCTCCTCTGATTTCCTAAATTCTAATCGATCTTAAGCACCTATGGGGTCGAAAAAACCAGTTTGACGACTGGCACAATGGGACTGGCAATGGTCTCTTTTCGGTTTAATCTTAGATCAGTTCGAACCAACCGACACCCCATGGCAAGACACGCAACCGAGAATGATTTCCGGAATTGGCAAGCGCAGGCGCAAGTCATGACTGACGCTGAGTTAATCTACGCGGTCAAAGATTGTCGCGCTGTAGAGGCGCTATGGCGCAACGTTGACGGCGGAATCGTAGAAGGATTCTATTCTGATCAGGCAAGCACTTATGGGATGGAATTGACTAAACGCAGGCAACGTTAACTAACACTTAGGGGGAGCAATCCCCCTCCTATTCTTTTACCTTTCTTTCTAAAATGGCAACTATCTTTCACTATTGTGCAAACAACGATGTTAACGGCAACCCTCAGCGATTGTATGCTTTAATTGATGACAATGAAGATATTTTAGCAGTGTGGGATGAGGGTTATCTAGGACACAATGCGGTGCCAGGTATATTCAGGGATGCTGCCTATGATTCAATTAAGAAAGATATTTCAGTTAGAAAGTATAAAAAACTGCTTCGTGATTATCCATCGCCCGATTATGCTCACAAAATTAAGGGTTATGAACACTTATCAGAATTGATTCATTAACACTTAGGGGGACTAATCATCCCCTTAAGTGACATTATTTCAAAGTGTTACAAGTCGGGTGACCTGCCACGGTTACCCGTTCCGATCCTGTAGGATATGGAGGAACCACATCGGAGCACCAACCCATGTTTCTTTACAACAATGACACTCTATTTTCTGCTGTTATGTGTAACCCTAACGGTAAGGGTTACATAGTGACAGCAACTAACATCTCTAAAGGTGAGACAATAGAGGTCTCTAATGTTATCTCTTCAATAGAGGAGGCAACATTTAGAGCAATGAAATTTGCCGGTCACAGTACACAGAACCCTACCAATTCTGATGAGGTTGAGCAATATCTATCAGAAAGATTAGGGTTCTAATCTAACACTTAGGGGGGTCTAATCCCCCCCAATTCTTTATACCTTTCACCTTTCTTTCGATTATGTTCAATCTTTCTGCTGACGATAAGGGTACAACGACATGGATTAAGTGCCTCAATGAGGCGCTTAATTATAACTTAGTCTCTCAATTCCTGAGAGATTATTCTCACTTAAGGGGCGAAAGAATCGACGTAGGTGAATTCTACCTGTGGATTTTCACGACAGACTAACACTTAAGGGGGGCAATCCACCCCCCTAAGTAACAGTGCCGTTCGTTCGTGAATGACAGTTAACGGGGTATTATGGGGTGCCGTATATAAAACCCATGGGTCCCTGGAGTCTACAAACGACCCAGATCGACCTTTAGATATAAACCTCAAAGGATTCACCAAGACCCACCAAGATCTCCAAGCATTTCAATCTCCAAAATAAAAAATTTTCATATATAAAAACATGGCACAAGGATTCAAAGATATGCAAAAAAATCCGCAGGAAAATTTTACGACCGTAGAGATCGACCCAGTAAGTGGGGAATATATTATTAACATACCTGAATGGATATGTGATGAGAAGGGGTGGTATGAGGGAACAGAAGTAAACATCGAGGTAGAGAATGATTGTATTGTAATTCGAAGTCTTGACTGAGTACCGAAGGAAGTCTTGACTGAGTATAGATAGAGTGTTATGATATTGAAGTAGTTCATTTAAAGTTATGGCTAAAGGATTTACAGTAAAAGCAAAGACTCCCAAAGCAACTGAGAGTGCCCCTGAATGGGACTATGCGAAGGCAAAGGAAATGGTAAAAGGCAAGTCCATTGTCTTTTGTTTACCTGGTAGAGGAGTATCTTATACGTATCTCAAAAACTTTGTACAACTTTGTTTTGATTTAGTGCAGGCAGGAGCAAGTATCCAGATTTCTCAGGATTATTCATCAATGGTAAACTTTGCAAGATGCAAATGTTTAGGTGCGAATGTACTGAGAGGACCGGATCAAATTCCATGGGACGGTAAATTACAGTATGATTATCAATTATGGATTGATAGTGATATTGTGTTTACCTCAGAGAAATTCTGGCAATTGGTTTTGATGGATCAAGACATTGCAAGTGGATGGTATATGACTGAGGACGGTCGCACGACCAGTGTGGCACATTGGATGGAGGAAGATGATTTCCGAAATAATGGTGGAGTCATGAATCATGAAACTGGGGAGAGTATTTCAAAGCGCCGTAAACCGTTTACTGTGGACTATGCAGGATTTGGATGGTTACTGATTAAGCACGGAGTCTTTGAGAATCAAGAGATGAAGTATCCATGGTTTGCACCAAAGATGCAAGTTTTTGAGAGTGGAGAGGTACAGGATATGTGTGGAGAGGATGTATCATTCTGTCTCGATGCTATCAGTGCAGGGTATGAGATTTGGTGTGATCCACGTATCAGAGTTGGGCACGAAAAGACAAGAGTCATCTGATGGGGCTGACAGAATATACAATTCTCCATAAAGGGAAAGTTCTGTATAAGAACTTGACGGAGGAGGAGTATTTTGATAAGATGGAGGACCTTTCGATAGAGTATTATCAGAAAGGTTTTCCAAGACCTCAAGATTTAGAAACAAGAATCACAAAGTATTAAGGAGTTATTATGGCAGTACGTTCAAAGGTTGGATTGAGGGGTGATGGTTTTGTGGAGGGGAAGCCGAAGAAAACTCGTCAGGGAAGTGGGAAGCACACGAAGTATGCCGCGACTTCTCGTAATGGAAAGCGTAAGATGTATCGTGGACAAGGACGGGGTTAATGGCACGTTGGATACATAAGAATGGCAAATCAAAACCCGATAAACATTGTAAAAACGTTTTAACGCCTAAAAAATGTTCCAAACCTAAGAAGAGAAAATGAGTTGTTTGATTGCAAATCTTCCATCACAAGAAGTATGGGTTCGTAAGGAATATCTAACGGACCATCAAAGTGGACACGGTGAATTTGTAAAGGGCGTTTGGGTATCTGTTAAATCGATTCCTGGACGTGCTTTTTATTTTGAGACCTATTTACCAGAATATGCGGCAATGTATGATAAATTGCCTATCAGTGCCTTTGTAGCAGACCCTGAGACCCCAAGTCCGGACATGAACCTACCAAACCTACAGTTTTGGAATTGCATGGACTATGGGGTTGTCTCGGTGGATAAGAAATTTATTGGTTCAATGGACTTTGAATGTTATACTCGGGACTATGGTAATGTAAAAGGCACCTATGTCTGCACTATTGATAACTATCATCATGATCCAGACTATGTTGATTGGGCAACCAGTGAAAATCCTGCCGAACATAAGTCTCACAACCTGATTGAACTTGAGAATGGGCAGTATGCACTGTATCCAAACAATAGATTACGTATTTTTGACAATAGTTTGACACCTGTCGATCCAAAAATGCCAGATTTTAAGGTTTCGACTCAATATTATCAAGTTGAAAATGGATTTGAACGACTTGGAATGGGACGTGAGGACGAATATTTCTGGAAGACCGCACAGGAACGTAAATTATGTGACAATTGTGGATCAAATCCATGTAATCCTCGATGTATCAATTCCAAAGTGGGTGAAAAATAAATAAAAATAGGGATAGTAACCCCTCAAAAAGTTCTGATTTCACTAATCAGGAGCAAAATGGGCAATTCACCGGTTGATAGAAGTACAAATTACATGAAAGAAGTGTGGGGAACAACAAGTTTGACCACAGATTACTGGTCATTACCTAAAAAAACCGAAGATCCCGAAGAAAAAGTGCTTCAGGAGATTATGCATGATGATTTGAAGAAGGGGCAGAAGAATCTTCAGGAATAGAGTATAAATATAATTAAGAAAACTCTTTAACAATGGCAATTCAGAGGATATCACGGTCATTCAAGGACATTAGTTTGTCTTTTGAGCCTCATCCTGTGACAAAAGATCTCCCAATTCTAAAAAATGAGAACGCAATTCGTCGTTCCGTAAGAAATATAGTCGAAACTATCCCAACAGAGAGATTTTTTAATTCTTTGTTGGGATCTGATGTAAGAAGAAGTCTATTTGAGTTCGTTGATTTTGGTACTGCATCAGTGATTCAGGATCAAATTGAAATTGCGATTAATAATTTTGAGGATAGAGTCGATAATTTGATCGTTCAGGTAGATCCAATAGCAGACGAAAATACATTTAATGTAACAGTCATATTTGATATTATTGGTCAAGAGTTTCCGACCCAAGAATATTCATTCCTCTTAGAGGCAACCAGATAAAATGCCTTTTACAAAATATACAAATTTAGATTTTGATCAGATAAAGACTTCTATCAAAGATTATCTCCGTGCCAACTCTACATTCACGGACTTTGATTTTGAAGGATCAAACTTTTCAGTTTTAATTGATACGTTAGCATATAATACTTACATTACCGCATTCAATTCGAACATGATTGTGAATGAATCCTTTTTGGATTCTGCAACTCTTCGTGAGAATGTAGTTTCTCTGGCAGGTAACATTGGATATGTACCCCGTTCCAGAGTCGCATCAACAGCACAAATATCATTTAATGTAACAACTAGCACAGACATTCCTACATTGACCCTGAAGGCAGGTATAGTGTGTGTAGGGAGTACTAATGATACTACATACACCTTTGCCGTCCCAGAAGACGTTACAGCAAACGTTGTGGATGGTATAGCATCTTTCAATAACCTTATTGTTTATCAAGGAATATTCTTAACCAAGCAATTCCAATATGATGGTTCTTTAGATCAAAGATTTGTTCTGAATAATTCTTTTATTGATACATCGACACTCAAGGTATACATTAAAAAAACAGAACAAAATGGACTTGGTATTGAATATATTTTATCAGAAAATATATTTGATGTAGATAAAACTTCCAGAATTTTCTTTCTCAATGAAATTCAGGATGAAAAATATGAACTTAGATTTGGTGATGGACTGATTGGTAAGAAATTAGGTGATTCAGTTGATTCTGATGGAACTATAATTACGGCTAACTATATTATTACTGATGGTAGAGATGGCAATGGTGCATCTAGTTTCTCATTCTCTGGGACATTAGAGAATGCGACTGGTGGAATTATTGATCCAGGAACTGTTACAATTACCACCAATCAATCATCAATCAATGGTGGAGATATTGAACCAATAGATTCAATTAAGTATTATGCTCCAAGATTGTATTCATCTCAATATAGAGCAGTTACATCAAGAGACTATGAAGCAATTATAAAAAGAATATATCCTAATACAGAGTCTGTTTCTGTTGTTGGTGGTGAAGAAATAGATCCACCACAATTTGGTACGGTTCAAATTAGTATTAAACCAAAAAATGGAACTTTTGTATCAGATTTTAATAAAGAACAAATTTTATCAAATCTGAAGCAATTTACAGTTTCGGGAATCAATCAAAAGATAACAGACCTTAAGATTCTTTATGTTGAACTTAATAGTTCTGTTTATTACAATTATTCGCAAGTATCAAGTGCGGATACACTAAAAACATCTGTCACTAATTCTCTCCAAAAATATTCAGAATCTTTAGATTTAAACAAATTTGGAGGAAGATTTAGATATAGTAAAGTACAACAAGTTATTGATAATACAGATACTGCGATTACATCAAATATTACAAAAATTATTATTCGCAGAGATTTGAAGGCAGCAATAAATCAGTTTGCTCAATATGAATTATGTTTTGGAAATCGATTTAATGTAAAACCTCAAGGAAATAATATTAAATCTACCGGATTTAAGGTTTCTGGTGAGTCATCTACAGTTTATATTACAGATACTCCAAATATTATTTCGGATAATACATCCATAACCAATACTACTGAGGCAGGAAATGTTTTTCTTCAAAGACCATCATCCATAAATGCGAAAACGGGAATCATTTCAATCATCAAAATCGATTCTAATGGTAATAACGTTGTTGTTGTGAAAGAAGCAGGTACAGTAGATTATGAAAAGGGAGAAATTAATCTTGGTACTGTAAACATCACAGAAACTTCAGTTTCTGGTAACGTTATAGAAATACAGGCATTTCCAGAATCCAATGATGTTGTTGGACTGAGAGACTTGTATATTTCATTAAACATTTCCAAAAGTACAATAAATATTGTAAGAGATGTAATTGCTTCTGGAGATGAAATATCCGGAACAAGATTTGTTAATGATTTTTATACATCAAGTTATTCCAACGGAAATCTAATAAGAAAGTAGTATGATACAAACTGGATTTGAATCTAGAATTAAAGTACAGGATTTGATTGACCATCAACTTCCAAGTTTTATCTTGGATGAAAGTCCAAAGGCAGTAGATTTTTTAAAGCAATATTATATTTCTCAGGAATATCAAGGTGGTCCTATAGATCTTAGTGATAATTTAGATCAGTATTTAAGACTAGATAATTTAAAACCCGAAGTTATTGTTGATAATACCTCATTAACTGGTATTTCAACCAGTGGAGATATTGTAATTAATGTTTCTAGTACAAAAGGTTTTCCTAATCAGTATGGACTTCTTAAGATTGATGATGAAATTATTACATACACTGGAATAACAACTAATAGTTTTACTGGATGTGTGCGTGGATTTAGTGGAGTAACTGATTATCATCAAGATTTGAATCGTGGAGAATTAGTATTTGCGACATCAACCGCAGCAGAACATCAATCAAATTCTTCTGTACAAAATTTAAGTTCTTTATTTTTGAAGGAATTTTATAAAAAATTAAAATCAACATTCACTCCAGGATTAGAAAACATCAAATTCGTAGATGAAATTGATGCAGGAAATTTCATAAAAAGAGCAAAAGATTTTTATGCTTCTAAAGGTACAGATGAGGCAATAAAAATACTTTTTAGGGTAATATTTGGGGAGACACCCTCAATCATAAATCTAGAAGAATACTTAATTAAACCATCTTCGGCAAATTATGTAAGAAGAGAAGTTGTTATAGTAGATTTAATATCAGGAGAACCTTCAAAGATAGTTGGTCAAACACTCATAAAAACTACTGATGTAAATACGACAGCTTCAATTTCTTCAGTGGAACCTTTTTCAAGAAAAGGTAAAACATTCTACCGAATTGAATTATATATTGGAAATGATGGTAGATCTTCTGTAGAAGGAAATTTTGTAATTACTCCAAATACAAAATTAATTGAAAGTGTATCTGCAGGATCTTCTATACTAACAGTAGATTCAACTGTTAGTTTTCCGGAATCTGGAACATTAATATCAGGAAATAGTACATTTTCTTACACTGGAAAAAGTATTAATCAATTCTTTGGATGTAGTGGCGTTACTGATGCTTCCGCAACAACCAATATCATATCCGATGATACTTACTATTCCTATGAAGATGGGGATACATCCAAAAAAGTTGAAGTTATACTTCTTGGAGTAATTAGTAATTTAGAAGAAGATAGTGAAAATTTTAATGTGGAAGAAGGTGATATAATCAGAATCAAAAATCTTGGTGATAAAATTAATAATAATAATTCAAATTGGAAAGAAATTTTTTCAAATTCGTTTATATACAATACCAGTTCAAGATATCAGATTATTAATAATGAAACGGTTGAGTTAGGATCTGTCATTGATAGATCTAGTTTAAAGATTGGAGATGAGGTTGAAATATTAGAAAGAGGAAGTGAAAATTTAGTTTTTACTAATGATACAGTTTATGTTAAATCAATTGACCTTGCAGAGAATACTTTAGACCTAGAAAATGCTCCTGTATTAATTTCAGGTACAAATTATGACGTAAGAAGAAAATTAAATAAAACAAAGTCTTCGGGATCTGAATTTAGTTCTAGTTCTTTGATGTCTGATATTCTCAATCTTTATATTGATAACGAAGATTATGCATATGTTGCATCAAATTCACTTCCATCTGAAATAAGAAGTGAATTTGTAGTGAATGATTATCGTCTTGATATTGATGCGAGTTTAAAATCTACTAGTATCGGTAGTACTAATAATCTTTCAGATGAATTACCTAATGATGTCTACAATAGTATTGAGGCAGATTCCTCAATTCCTTTTATAACGGGAGATAAAGTATTTTATTCTCCTCAAGAAGAACCTTTGATTGGTCTTCAAACAGGAACATATTTTGTAAAGAAAATATCAGATAAAATCTTCAAACTATACAGTTCTTCATCTTTAATTGAATCAGGAAGTAATTTAACATTTCAAGTACCAAATTCTGGTATAGGAACTCATACTTTTACCTTAAATTCTCAGAAAGAATCTGATCTTGGCGTACAAAAACTTTTAAGAAAATTCCCATTAGAAAAAAATATCAAAAATGGTTCTGGAACTGTTACGGTTCCTGGAACTACAGGGATGTTAATAAACGGAGTTGAAATTCATAATTATAAGTCTAATGATGTAATATATTATGGACCGATTGAAAGTGTAAATATTCTTTCTAATGGGGAAGATTATGATGTAATTAATCCTCCAATTATTAAAGTTTCTAGTGGTGCAGGTTCTACTGCAAAAATTCATCCTATTATCAGTGGAAGTTTTGAGAAGATATATGTAGATACTCAAGACTATAATATCGACAAAATTATTTCTGTAGATATTTCTGGAGGAAATGGAACTGGAGCAGTAATTGAACCAGTATTAATTTCTAGACCTAGAGATGTTTTATTTAATGCGGATGAATTTTCCAGTGGTGGTGGAGTTGATGAGATAACTAATCAAATTGTATTTTTATCAGATCACAACTTTGTCAATGGACAAGAAGTTATCTATAATTCTTTAGGTAATAATCCAATAGAAATAGGAAACAATATTGATCTCCCAAATAATTCAGTATATTTTGTTGGTGTTACTAACAACAAAACAGTAAAATTATATAATACTTTAAGTGATCAACAATCAAGTACAAATGTAGTGGGAATTTTTACAGGTTCTTCGGGAACACATAAATTCTCAACACTTTCTTCTAAAAAACAGATTGATTATATAAAAATTATTAATAGTGGAGAAGGTTATACTAATAGAAAATTAATTGTAAATTCCACTGGAATATCCACGATACAAAACTCTATTAACTTCAAGAATCATGGATTCAATGATGGTGAAATTGTTGAATATGATTACGAATCTGCTCAAATATCAGGAATTTCAACTACAAATCAATATTTTATTTTAAAACTTGATAATGATTCCTTTAGATTATGTAATGCTGGTGTTGGAGGAACAATTTCTTCAAATTATGAAAGAAAAAACTATGAAGAATTAATTAGTACTGGAAGTGGATATCAATATTTCAAATATCCTGATATTTCTGTTTCAATCAAATATAATACTGTTGGATTTGGAACTACAACTCAATTATATCAAGAGATTATATCCACTCCTGTAGTAAAAGGAAGTATTATTGATGCTTATGTATTTGAATCTGGAACTGGATATGGTTCGACTATATTAAACTTTAAAAATAATCCAACAATTACTGTACAGAATGGTAAATCTGCACAACTATCTCCAGTTGTTATTGGTGACAAAATTACCAATGTTTCGATTAGTTATGGTGGAAGTGAATATTATTCAGTTCCAGATTTAATTGTAACTGGTTCTGGAACCGGAGCAGAATTAAGAGCAATAATTAATAATGGACAAATATCAGAAGTTAAAGTTATTAATACTGGAGTTGGTTATTCTTCTTCAAATACAAAGATTCAAGTCGTTTCATCAGGGAAAAATGTCTTCATTGATCCACAAATCAGAAAATTAACTGTTAATGATTCCGAAGTAAGGTTTGATACAGGTGAAGTTTTATTGAAAGGTAAGGATAAACTTCAGTATTCAGTATCAAAATATTTTGAGAGATTGAGAGATTCTTTTAGAGAAAGTTCTGTAGGTTCAGCATCTACCAATATCTCAAGAATAATCGGATGGGCTTATGATGGCAATCCAATATATGGACCCTATGCATACACAGACCCTGAAAATATATTGTCTGTTTTAAAACCATTAGAATCTGGATATATCTTAAATACATCGAATGTTGAAGATAGACCATCTGGATTTGATGCTGGATTTTTTGTTGAAGATTATCAATTTAATGGAGATGGAGATTTAGATGAATATAATGGCAGATACGAAAAAAATGAAGAGTATCCAAATGGTGTTTATGCATATCATGCTACGATAAATCAATTCCCTTATTTTATAGGTAATAAGTATAAATCAAAATTAATTTCTGATTCCGATTTGGATCAATCATTTGATTTCAATAATTCAAATTTATTAAGAAATACTTTACCATATAAAGTATCCGAAGAAAATGCTGATTATGATTTCGTTAATGAAACTAGTGATGTTTTAGATCAAAAAATAGAAGTATTATCCGTAAAATCAGATTCAATAAAATCTATTGAAATTCAAAGTGCTGGCAATAATTACAAAGTTGGGGATAGATTGATATTTGATAACACTGACACATCAGGAAGTGGTTTAGATGTTAGTGTTACTTCCGTAAAAGGAAAGAGTCTCGTAGAATTAAATACAAATTCAACTGAATATTTAAATTCTATTTTTACATGGGAATCTGCAAGTAGAGTAAAAGTATCAATATTACCCAATCATGATCTTTTGAGTCTAGATCATGTAACTATATCTGGATTTTCTACAAATCTATCATCACTTAATGGAACACATCAAATCACAGTTCCTTCTTATGCAAATGGAAGATGTCTTTCCACTATAACATCAGCATCTATAGGATTCACAACAGAAATTTATGTTTCTCCAATTCCAGATCAAGTATCAGTTGGTAGTAGCATTAGTATTGGGACAGAAACTTTAAAAGTTCTTGAAATATTTAAAAATCAAAACATTCTTAGAATTGAAAGAGGTCTGGCAGGTGTATCACATACTGTTGGAACAGCAGTATCGTTCTTACCGGATTCTTTTACAATTTCTAAATCTTTAGATAAATTTGATTCAAAAGTAAATGATAAGGTTTTCTTCAATCCTAAAGAATCTGTTGGTGTTGGAACTATAAGTGGTGTTGGATATAGTACATCATTTACATTTGGCAACATTCCAAATGTAACCAGAAGTATTCCTACGCAAGGAATTTATATTGAAAACCATCCTTTTGTAACTAATCAACCGGTTGGATATAATACTAATGGTGGAGCAAATATAACTGTTTCTACAGATGGGACATCTACTTCAGATTTATCCAGCAATCCCAATCTTTTTATTGTTAATAAAGGTCCAAGTATTATTGGATTAAAGACTGCAATTACAGGTGAAGAATTGTTCTTCCATACTAATGGAGTTGATAATGATCAGTATTCATTCGAATCCAATTATACTCAAATATTGGGAGATGTAGATAAGAATGTAGTAATCGTTTCAGTATCAACATCTCATGAACTTCAAAATGGAGATACGGTAACATTAGATGTTCAACCAAATCTTTCAGTGGGTATTGGAACTTCAACAGCAGTTCGTGTTCTTTATAAATCTGAAATTGATAATATCATAGTCAATCCAATTGGATTTAACTCTACAGGAATCAATACAGTAACTGATGAAATTACTATTTCGAATCATGAATTAGTAACAGGAGATAAAGTTCTTTATGAAGATGATAATTTTGAATACTTAATTGAAACTAGTGATCAATTAGATACTACTGCTCAGGATAGTTCTATACAATCATTACGTTTCAAACCAGATGGAACTAAAATGTATGCTCTCGGTTCTGGTGCTGATGAAGTCAATGAATATGAACTTTCAACACCTTGGAGTCCGAGCACGGCAGTATTTACAGACAATTTTGATGTTACATCGGAAGACAACGGACCTACTGGACTTTATATCAGAGAGGATGGTCTTAAGTTCTGGATTACCGGTAATCAAAATGATACAATTTATCAGTATTCTATGACTTCTGCATGGGATATTACCACAGCAAGTTATGATAATGTAAGTTTATTCATTGGTAGTAGTAATTCTATTGATGGATTTTTACAACAAATTAATCCAACGGGACTTTATTTTAAATATGATGGTTCAGTACTTTACTTAATTGGATCTAATGGAGATTTTATTTACCAATTTGATCTTTCAACCTCATGGGATATTACAACAGCATCCTATTCGGGAGATAGCACGGGTAGGTTAGATGTCAGTCCTCCAGATACAAATCCAAATGATATACATATCAATTCTTCTGGAACCTTAGTATACTGGGTCGGAGCTGGTTCAGATAATATTTACATTTATAAATTATCAACACCATGGGACATTGTTACTGGCACTGAATTAGATAGAATTGATTTGGGATCTCCAAATACACCAACAATAATGTCTGTTTCCCCAGACGAAGAAAATTTCTATGTTGGTTCTAGTGGTGATGATATTATTAGAAGATTTATTAGACCATCACCATTAACTAATAGTGAGTACTACATCTATAAAATTAATAGAAATAGAATCAATCTCTGCGAAACTTTAATAGATTCTCAGCAAAATCCTCCAACAGTGGTATCTTTTGCCTCTACAGGAAGTTCTTCACAATCAATAGCATTAATTAATCCACAATTACAACCAGTTAAAAATAATAATTTAGTATTTGACCTTTCAGATTCTTCATTAGTAAATTATAGTCTGAGATTATATCAGGACAAAGAGTTTAATAATGAATTTGTTTCTACTGGTTCTACAAATACTTTCAGTGTATCTGGAGTAGGAACTGTTGGAGTAACATCTACAGCAACTCTTACATTAAATTATAACTCAGAAATTGGTGAATTATTCTATACCTTAGAAAAAGATGGAGTATTGGTCAAATCTGACACTGATGTTAGTAACTATTCAAGTATCAAGTATATTAATAGTGATTATAGCAATTCATATGTTATTAGTGGTGTTGCGGTAACAACTTTCAATGTGAATATCAACAAAAAACCAGAGAAACTTTCTTACGGATCTACAGAATGTGATATATTAGATTATTCAACAACATCAACTTCTCCATCTGGGCCAGTTAAATCTTTAAGTATCATATCTTCAGGATCTGGATATAAAAAAATACCAACTTTAAAATCTACTAATTCTATTTCTGGTGCAGATTTGATTGTAAATGTAGAATCCCCAAATATAGGATCTATAAAAGAGACAAGAGTCATCAATAATAGATTTACATATTCTTCAGACAAAACATTAAGACCTAAAGCTAATGTATCCCCAAGTATCATATTAAAAGATTCAAATACTTTAGATCAACTAACAATACTTAGCGGGGGAAGTGGATATATATCTGCACCAAATATTACTATTGTAAATTCTGTAAATAGAAGTGTAATTGATTCTGGTTTAATCAATACTGAAATAACCGGATCTGCAATTTCGTCAGTAGATATTAATGTTCAACCAAAAGGATTACCTGACGAAACAGTAGAGATATTTACAACTAATAATAGTAATGGAATTTCAGTTGAAAAAGTAGAATCATCAAATTCTGGTATTTTTACATGTATTTTATCAACACCTAGTATTGGAAATACATTTACCACACAACCTTTTACTATAGGTAATGACGTATTTGTTGAAGGTATTCAAAAGTTTAGTATTGATGGTGATGGGTTCAATTCTTCTGATTATGGATATAAGTTTTTCAAAGTATCTGGTTATGATAATGGAGGACTTGCTGATACAGTAACAATTGATGTATCTGGTTTCACTACAAATACTGGAATCGCAAAAACAATTCAAGATTTTAGTGGAGTTGTAATCAATAAGAGTGATTATCCATCATTTAATATAACTCAAAAACAATCTCTATTCCTAATTGGAGAAACTTTATCTTCAAATGGAATAATTAGAGACTTAAAGGTAACTCAAAATAATAAGAATACTTTAAAAGTTTCTGGATTATACGAGTTGTCAGTAGGTGAAATAATTACAGGAAATGAATCTGGTAATATCGCCACAATAAAATCATTAGATTTAAATATAGGAACTTTTAATGTCGAGTATTCTAATTTAAAAAATATTGGATGGGATACAGAAATTGGCAAATTGAGTGAAGACTATCAAGTTACTTCAAACAATGATTATTATCAAAATTTATCTTATTCTGTAAAAAGTTCAGTAACATACTTGGATCAGCAATCACCTGTTGAAAATTTAGTTCATACCAGTGGATTGAAAAATTTTGCTGATACTGGAATATCTTCAAGCATAACCGCAGGATTATCTACCACTAATGATGGTATTACCATCATCTATGACATAATTGATGAAAAACGAGTAGATACTATTAATAATTTTGACAATGTTCTTGATGTTGATGTTGTTAATTCAAAATCAAAATTCCTAAAATTAAAAAATAAAAGACTTACTAATTATACAGAATTAAAAAATCTTAATGTATTAACAATTGACGATTTAAGTAGTCAATTCTCAAATTCAGAGTCTGAAAATACAGAATTTTTATCCATAGAAGAAGTTGATGATAAAACATACTATAATTACTTACTAAGAGTAACTAGTGAAGATAATACTGAGATACAATTAACTGATATTACAATTTTAAGTGATGGTACAGAGTCTTTCATTGTCGAAAATGAATCATTATATAATTCATCTTTACCTTATGGAAGTTTTGATTTAGATGAAAATGAATTCGATGAAACATTTTTAAAATTCTATCCAAATGATTCGATCAACACCAATTATAATGTAAAATTGATCAGGCAAGTATTTAATACACCTATTTCTGGGGTGGGAACAGAATCAGTCGGATTTATAGATTTGATAGGATCTGTAGATGTAGAAAACACTAGTGTTGGTATAGGAACAACAACAATAATTTCATTAGACTCTAGTAATTTTGAATCTCTCTATGTTAATGCACAGGTAATCAATAGTGTTACAGAAGATATGAATTATGTGAGACTATATGTTTCAATTGCTGGAACAAATACATTCATGTCCGAATATTATATTGATGGCAGTGTCTTATCCTCTTCAACTGGAAATCAAATAGGAACATTCTATTCCAATTTAGATGGTGGTGTTTTATCAATAACACACGAAAATGATTCGTCTCAAGAAATTAAAATAAGATCCAATATTGTCGGATTTGGAACAACATCAATTGGAATCGGAACTTACCGATTCCAATCCTCTGCACAATTGGATGGACAGGAGAGAAGTGCAATTTATGAATCTAATTACCAATCTACAGTATCTGCTACACCTACAATAATTCATTCATTAGACAAATCTTTATTTGATGCATCAAAATCAGTCATTCAGGTGAGCGCAGGTTCTACAAAAGCACTTCATCAAGTTATGATGATTTGTGATGGAACTGATGTTTATACTCAGCAGTTACCGTTCCTTTCAGTTTCTGGTATTGGAACATTTGACGGTGCTTCTGGTATTGGAACATTTGGTGGAGAAATATCTGGAAGTGATTTAATACTTAAATTTTACCCAGATGTAGATCAGACAGGTCAAATTGACATTGAAGTATTCAGTAAATCATTATATTCTCAATTAGATATTCTTAATGATTATGAAGATTTAACATATGGTTCTGTAACTGAAAGTATTGATGAGAAATTTTATAATGCAATTAACCTGGATAGAATTAATAAAACTAACTTTAAGTTATCTTCCAATAATACTATAATTTTTTCAAAAGAATTTAATCCAAACTCTGCATCACTTGTAGCAAACACTGGGGTGTTTACAATTCAAGATCACTTTTTTGTTACTGGTGAAGAGTTAATTTATACTCCAAATTCAACCATTGCTGGTGTTGGAACTGTTGCAATGGTTACTCCTAGTGGATCATTACCATCTACAGTATATGCTATTAAATTGACAGAGGATACATTTAAAGTTGCAACAACACCTGCTGGAATTGGAGTAACATTCACTTCTCTGGGTGAAGGAAATGCTCATAGATTTACTATGAAGGAAAGAAATTCTAAATGTATTATTACTGTTGATGATTTAATTCAATATCCTATAACATTTACAAAAACAACACACACTTTAAGTGGAAATGTTGGAGGTTCATTAGGAATTTCTACTAATATTGTTTCCTTAAGTGGAATATCTACAATAAATCCGAGAGATATATTGTTAGTTGATGATGAATATATGGGAGTTACTAATGTTGGATTAGGAACGACTAATGTAGGACCAATTACTAACAATGGAACAATAAATCTAGTAGAAGTTGATAGAGGATTTGTTGGATCTTCTGCATCGACTCATACGGACACTACTCAAGTAAGAGTTTATAAAGGTTCATTTAATATTGTAAATGATGAAATTCATTTCTCAGAACCTCCAAGAGGAAATCCACAAATTGATAAGACTAGATTTAATTTAGACTATGAAACCTCATCATTTGCTGGAAGAGTATTCTTTAAGTCTAACTATGATAATAATAAAATTTACGATGATATATCTGATGAATTTACTGGAATTGGAAGAACATTTACATTAAAAGTTGGAGGTGCAAATACAACAGGAATAGGAACTGAAGGTGCAAGTGGACTTGTCTTTATTAATAGCATTTATCAATCACCAAAAACTGATAATAATCCATCTAGGTTTAATTATGAGATATTGGAAGATTCAACTTCAGGAATAACAACTGTCGAATTCTCTGGAATTACCCAACCAGATGATCCTGCACAATATGTAGTTTCTGACTATGATGTTAATCAAAATGAGACTCCAAGAGGTGGACTTATAGTTTCTTATGGTTCCACACCTGGACTTGGGTTTGCACCACTTGTAGGTGCTTCTGTGACTGCTGTAGTTAGTGGTGGATCTATTATATCTGTAGGATTAGGAACCACCGATAATCTTGGTTCTGGATATAATGGTTTAGTTTCTATTGGTATTAGTGTCTATGAAGATGGTCACAGTGGTGCTGCATCGATAATTACGGCAAATGTAGGTGCTGGTGGAACTTTATCATTTAATGTTGTTGATGGTGGAACAGGATACACAAATCCATCGATATTTGTTTCAGATCCATCATATGAAAACTTACCAATTATTGGTGTCTCTAGATTAGGTATTGGAGCAACAACTGATGCTGGAATTGGATTATTGGTAGATCTTAAGGTTGGAGGATCTACAGGAATAGGGTCTACTTTATTTGAAGTAACTGAATTTAAATTCTCAAGACCCGGATATGGATTCCAGAGAGGGGATGTATTTAAACCTGTTGGACTGGTTACTGATGGTTCATTATCTTCTCCGATATCGGATTTTGAAATTACAGTAGTTGATACATATTCAGATAGTTTTGCTGCTTGGGAGTTTGGCGAACTGGATTATATTGATTCTATTAGTCAATATCAAGACGGATCAAGAGTTAGATTCCCACTCAATTATAATTCACAATTACTCAGCTTTGAACCTCAGGAGAATTCTCCAATAGAATCTAATATTAATAATGTATTAATTATCTTTATAAATGGAATACTTCAAGAACCAATAACCAATTATCTTTTTGAAGGTGGAACATCATTTGCATTTACAACTGCACCATTACCAGAAGATAAAGTTGATATCTATTTCTACAAAGGAGTTGATGGAGTTGATTCTTCATTGAGAGATGATATTCTCCCAACTATAAAAACAGGTGATATTGTTCAAGTTATAAGTAATAACATTTATCCAAATACAATAACTCAGGATGAAAGAACAGTTTATAACTTAACTACTTCTGATAAGTTTGAAACTAATGGTTATTCAGGATTAGGAATTGATGAAATAAATTATAAACCACTATCTTGGACTAAACAAAAATCAGGTAAAAAAATTAATGGGGAATATGTATATAAATCGAGAGATATAATAGAACCTTTAGTATTCCCAACTGCAAGAATTATTAAAGATGTATCTACAAGTGATACTGAAATATTTGTAGATAACTCTGAGTTATTTAATTATGAAGATGGATTATTTAATCCAAATAACTCAGAATTTACTGATAAACCACAAGATGGTTTTGGAGCATTAATAATTAATGGAATTTCTACAACAGGATTTACAACAGGTTTGATTGAAAAAATTATAACATTTAATGATGTTGATGGATTCTCTGGAATTGTAACCGGCATTACAACAACTACAGGTATTGGAGTTCCTTTAGCACTTCAGTTTGAAATATACCATGATGTCCCATCAAATTATTTTAATGGTTTGAATGTTGGGAATCCAATTTATATCTACGATACACGAATTGGTAGTGGAGTCACATCAATTGATGGTTCAGATTCTGCAATTATTGGAATTGGAACTGAATTTTTAGATAATGTGTACTACATTTCTGCTATATCCAATAACAATGAACTCGGAATTATTACATGTAATGTGAAATCGGACTCTAATATTATTGGTATTGGAACTACTGGAAGTATATTAAATCCAGTTGGAAAATATTCATGGGGAAGATTGTCTGGTGGAACTAGATCTGCAAACCCAATATCAATTGGAGTGACTGGAAATATTGTATCAGGTCTATCTACATATCCAACAATTCAAAGAAGAGATTTTGGAATTAGAAAAACTGGAGCACTTCCTAAGATTGTATCTTAAATATGTCTTATAAATATCTAAAAAACTATTAATATGGCTGCATTCGTAACAGACCAATTTAGAATATTGAATGCTGGTTCTTTTGTAGAGTCTATCAGTGACAATTCTTTTTACGCTTTTTTAGGTTTATCGAATCCATCATCAACTGGATTTGGAAGAACAGATAATTGGAATACTAGTTTAGCAAATAATCCTGTAGATAATTTTCAGTATCTATCTCATTACAGAGACACTAGTTTATTTGGAAGAAAGATTACTACCGAAAATGCTAGAAGAGTTATAAGACGTGTTGATTGGATTGCAAATAATCGGTATGATATGTATAGACATGATTATCGTCAGGGTAACGAATCACCTGTTACAAAAACGGTAAGATTGTATGATTCAAATTATTATATTATCACAAGCGATTTTAAAATTTATATTTGTATTGAAAATGGAACTTCAGGTCTAGATCCTACAGTTCCAGCATCAGCAATAGAACCTACACATACAGATGTAGAACCTGTTGCTTATTCTGATGGTTATAGATGGAAATATCTGTTTAAAGTTTCTCCATCAGATGTTATTAAATTTGATTCTACGGAGTATATCGTTGTTCCTAATAATTGGGCAACTACAACAGATTCTGAAATTCAAACTATTAGAGAAGGTGGAGATGGTTCTGATAACAACCAAATAAAAGCAGTATATATTGAAGATGGTGGATCTGGATATAGTGATGGGACATCTTCCATCTTAGGTGACGGAACTGGTGGAGAAGTCTCTATAACAACATCTGGTGGAATTATAACCGATGTTACCGTAACTCAAGGGGGTTCTGGTTATACTTACGGAATTGTAGATTTACCTACATCTGCTACCCCAGCAAAACTAATACCCATCATTCCTCCATCAAAAGGTCATGGATATGATATTTACAAAGAATTAGGCACTGATAAAGTATTAGTTTATGCAAGATTTGATGATTCAACTAAAGATTTTCCTGTAGATACAAAATTTGCTCAAGTTGGTATTATAAAAAATCCCGAAACCTTTTCTGGAGCAGGAACAACTTTTACTGATAATACATTTTCATCTCTTTATGCTGTCGGATTGACCGAATCTATAGATGCAGTAATTGGTGAAGAAATAACTCAAGATCAAGGTAGTAATGTTGTTGCAAAGGGATATGTTGCATCATTTGATAAAGACACTAAAGTTTTAAAATATTATCAAGATAGATCATTGTGTTTTGGAAATAAAATAGACCAAACACAATCTCCTGATACACAAAATATTGTGTCATTTAATAATGTGAATGATATTTCTTTCTCTGCAGGATCAGGATCAGTTGATACAAATTTAAATGGTAGTGTAATTACTGTTGATTCCAAACAAATTAATTTGGGAGTTTCTTTCACCAATGGACTCGCAGATCCAGAGATAAATAAAAAGACAGGGGATATAATTTATATTGATAATAGACCCATTGTCCAGAGAGACTCTAGACAAAAAGAAGACATCAAAATCATTCTAGAATTTTAAAAAAAGATGGCACAAAAAACCGACTTAAATATCAGCCCCTACTATGATGATTTTGATGGTGATAAAAACTTCTATAAAGTTTTATTTAAACCAGGATTTCCAGTTCAAGCTAGAGAATTAACAACTCTTCAGTCCATCTTACAGAATCAAGTAGAATCTTTTGGTGGAAATATTTTTAAAGAAGGATCTATGGTTCTTCCAGGAGCAGTAACTTTTGATAATCAGTTTTCTTCTGTAAAATTAAATGCCGTTAATTTAGGCATAGACGTTTCTGTTTATATTAAGAATTTTATCGGTAAAAAAATTACCGGACAACTTTCCGGTGTAACAGCATCTATTCAATATGTCGCTCTTACCTCAGACAATAGTCTTGTGAGCGACCTAACAATTTATGTGAAATATAATGAATCTGGAGATGATGGTGAATCAGATACTTTCCAAGATGGGGAACAATTATTTGCAAGTGAAAATGTTACATATGGAAATACCACAATTAGTGCAGGAACTGCTTTTGCATCATTAGTTTCTCAAGAGGCAACCTCAATTGGTTCCGCTGCATCTATCGATAATGGTGTTTATTTTATTAGAGGGACATTTGTAGAAGTTTCTAAGCAAACATTGATATTAGATTATTATACAAATACCCCTTCATATAGAGTAGGATTAAAAATATCCGAAACGATTGTAAATGCAAAAGATGATTCATCTTTATATGATAATGCAAAAGGATTTACTAATTTTGCGGCACCAGGTGCAGATAGATTAAAAATTTCATTAACACTTACAAAAAAAGAGTTATCTGATAAAACAGATACTGATTTTGTGGAGATTTTAAGAGTAGATGAAGGAAAAATTAAAAAAATTGAAAATAAACCTGTTTATAATTTAATAAGGGATTATATTGCAGAAAGAACATTTGATGAATCTGGACATTATGCTATAGATGAGTTTAGTATCAAAGCACTCAATTCATTAAATGATCAAATCGATAATGATGGATTATATTTAGAAGGAGAAACTACAGAACAGGGAAATACTCCATCAGATGACTTAATGTGTCTACAGGTAAGTCCTGGAAGAGCATATGTTGATGGATATGATGTTACTCTAGATACAGAAACTGCTGTAGATGTGGAGAAACCAAGAGATACGGAAAGTATAAGTAGTTCTAATATCCCATTTGAGATGGGACATTTGTTGAGAGTTAATAATGTTAGTGGTGCTCCAAAAGAAAATGAAACTTTAAATTTATATGATCAACTTGGTGGGGCAGGAACAAAAATCGGTGCTGCGAGAGTATATACATTTAATTTAACTGACTCTGCATATTCTGATGCAGCAACTCAATGGGATTTATATCTTTATGATATTCAAACTTATACAAATGTAACTTTTAATGTGAGTACAACACTCTTAACATCTGCTTTTATAAAAGGAAAGAGTAGTGGTGCGAGTGGTTTTGTTGTTGCTGGTTCTTCTTCAACATCTTTTGATCTCAGTCAAACTTCAGGAACGTTTGTAACTGGAGAAAAACTAATTGTTAATGGAATTGAAACTGCATTAACAATTGCAAGTTTTACTCAAAATACAATTGACCAACTCAAATCTGTTGATCAGACGGGAATAGCAGATTTTCCAGATTTTGATGCTGATGCAGTTCTGAGTCCTAAAAAATTCTCTAATGGGATTGGAGAAGTTCGTGTAAGTTCTACATCAGTAACAAGTCCAGGAAAATTATTCTCTGGGATAAAAGTGAATGATATAATTAGTGTTATAGATGGAGGAGATTTAAAATATAATAGAATTACAGCAATTTCCACAGATTTAGTAACACTGACTATTACTAGTATTCCTAGTGTTAGTGGAGTATTTAATGGAAGTGGTATTAGTAATGGAAATTACACTACAAATCTTAGAAAAGCACAAATAAGGAATAGTGAAAATGGATTTCTTTATGCAAATCTTCCAGAATCTAATATTTCTTCGGTTGATCTTTCAAATTCTCAATTATTAATTACAAATCAAATAATTGGAGAATCAACTGATGGATCTGGAGAGTTAGTATTTGGACTACCAACTGGTATTTCAAGTGCATTTTATGAATCATTTGATCAAGAAAGATATTCCGTTCACTATACTGGTGGTGGAATTGGAACAGTAACTTCTGATGCCTTTACTCTCACTGGAGGAGGATCTGGAGTAGAAATTAAAGGATTACTTTCAGGTCAATCAAGTAATGTAGTAGTAAATACGACTCTCAAAAAGAACGGAATTCAAAGTAAAATTAAAAAATTTACTAGAAGTGCAATAGAAGTAGTCAATCTATCAAAATTAGCACAATCTGGGTCTGCATCTAGTATATCAATCAATGATGGACTAACATATAATCCATATTATGGACTCAGAGTTCAAGATGATCAAATTTCATTAAATGTTCCTGATGTCTCAAAAGTTCTTGTAGTATATGAATCAACAAATACTGCAGATCCTACACTAGATGCAATTGAGTTCTCTTCAATATCTAATGTAGGAACAGATGCCATTATTGGCGAAAATATCATCGGGTCTGAGAGTGGAGCAGTTGGAAGAGTTGTAACAAATAATAGTTCTTCACCATCGTCAGGTGGTGTCAATAAACTAGGTGTTGTATATCTGAACCAAAACACCTTTATTGCTGGAGAAACTGTAACGTTTAAAGAATCTAATATTAGGAAAATATAATAATGTAACAGATAATTTTGTTCTTGATGGTGGACAAAAAAATGAATATTATGATTATTCAAGATTAATCAGAACAACAGATTCAGAACCATCTAAGAGATTGTTAGTTGTCTATGATCATTATATAGTTCCTGCATCAGACACTGGAGATGTATTTACGGTTTTAAGTTATGATGATGATAGATTTTTAAATGATATTCCTACAATTGGACCTAATGATGTTAGAGCTTCTGATACATTAGACTTTAGACCAAGAGTTGTTGATTATTCTTCAACAACTGCTTCACCATTTGATTTTAGTTCAAGAACATTTACTACAGATTATAACTTAAAACCTGGAGAAAGTTCACTGATTGGGTTTGATTTTTATCTCCCAAGAATTGATAAATTATATCTTGATAAATTTGAAAATCTTATCGTTAGTAAAGGTGTTTCGGCAAAAGATCCAAAAGAATCTCCAAGTAATGATCAAAGTTTGATGGAATTGGCAACCATTATACTTCCACCATATCTTTATGACCCTGATGATGTTTCTATTAATTTGGTTGATAATAGAAGATATACCATGAGGGATATTGGTCAACTTGAAGATAGAATAGAAAACTTGGAAAGAGTTACATCTTTAAGTTTATTAGAGGTAAGTACTGAAGCATTGCGTATTGAAGATGAAGATGGTAATAACAGATTTAAGTCTGGTTTCTTTGTAGATAATTTTGTTGATCAAACAAACAGTGATCAAAATCTAACATCTGCAGATATTAGTGAAGGTCAATTGAGACCAAGACTTCTTTCCAATTCCTTAAGACAAAGAGTTTTACCTTCTTCGGAAATTTCGGAAGAAGATTTGGATTTGACAACTAATTTTGAATTATTAGATCCAAATATTCAAAAAACTGGGAATGTTGTTACTCTAAAATATGATTCTATCGGTTGGTTGGAGCAACCACTTGCTACTCGTGTTGAAAATGTTAATCCATTCCATGTAGTAGAATATGTTGGAAATGTAAAATTATCCCCAGAAAATGATTTTTGGATTAGAACAATATACATTCCCCCTTCTGTACAGAATATAACAAGAAGAACTACAAATGTTATTCGTAATACTGTAAGGAATACAGTATCAATACCATTACAGAATGAAACACCTGAAATACCTCGTTTTAGAAATAGATTGGATTTCTTTGCATTTGCTTTGCTTCGAAACAGACAAGCAACGCAAAGAACAGACTGGAGAAGTAGTACAAACTCCAGAACACAGACTACAACAACTTCTAGAACTAGAGTTAATGTAAGATCTAGAGATGTTTTAATCTCAAGTGGTGATGA